TAATTCACGAACTTGAATTATTGTTCCGTTTGCTGGTGCTTCAACAAATGTAAGGGTATTTCCTGATACACTATAATCAACTACTGGATTTTGTGTGATACCATTATCAAATACAAGAATACTATTAGCTGTTGTGTTAGCTGATATTGTAAATGTATTTGTATTTCCATCACCTGTAAAATTTCTGCTTGTATAATAAATTGCCGCACTATTACTGGCGGTAACAATTGTACTGTAAGCTAAATTGGCTGTTGTAAATGCGGCATTAGCTGTATTTCTTGCATATGCATCTGTACTAGAACTACCAGTATTTGCAGCTGCATAAGCAGCATTAGCCCTATCAAAAGCACCATTGGCAAATGAGGCTGCTGAGTTAGCAGTTACAAATGCACCGTTGGCAAAAGATGCACCACTATTAGCTGTTAAAAAAGCACCATTGGCAAAACTAGAACCTGTATTTGCTACACCATAACTTGCATTGGCTCTATCAAAAGCACCATTAGCAAATGATGCACCAGAATTTGCAGCTGCATATGCATTGTTTATGTAAGGCAATACATCAATATTTTTTATCAATATAGTTGTTGATTTTACATTTGCATTTAACGTTGATATTTTGAATGATGCATCCGTAATGTTAATATTGTTGTTTGAACCAACTTCTGGAGTATATTCTTCAAACAGTTGCCATTCTTTGGTACCAGAATCTCTTATCAATCCAGTATGTGCATTGGCGCCATTATTATAGTGTGCCGCAAAACCAATATCAAGTACATCACCTGAATAATTTCCTGTTCCCATAATAAACAGAGTATCATTAGCAACAATCTGTGTGGCACTGGTACTAAATGTATTACCTAGTACACTTAGGTTACCTGTGATAGAAACATCACCAGAAATTGTGCCACCAGATGAGTTGAATTTTAAATTTGCTGTTGTGAAAGCACCATTAGCAAATGCGGCTGCTGAGTTTGCTGCATTGTATCCTGCGTTAGCTCTATCAAATGCACTATTAGCGAAAGTGGCTGCTGCGTTGGCTGTAACGAAAGAACCATTAGCAAATGATCCAGATGAATTGGCTGTATCGTAAGCATTGTTTGCTTGAGTTCTAACCCAAGAATCTGTAGCTGTATTGGCGGCATTATAGGCCGCATTGGCTCTATCGAATGCACCATTGGCAAATGATGCGGCTGAGTTTGCAGTAACAAATGCAGCATTAGCTGTATTTCTTGCATATGAATCTGTACTAGAACTACCAGTATTTGCCGCATTGAAAGCTGCATTAGCAGTTGCATATGCAGCATTAGCTCTATCGAATGCCGAATTGGAATTGTCCGTAACTACTGGAACATTACTCAATAACTCACGTATCTGTATTATTGTTCCATTTGCCGGAGCATCCACAAAAATAATATTGTTTCCTGATACACTATAATCAACTATTGGATTTTGTGTAATACCATTATCAAAAACAAGAATACTGTTTGCTGATGTATTGGACGAAATTGTAAATGTATTGGTGTTACCATCACCAGTAAAGTTTCTGGTTATGTAATATAAAGCCGCAGTATTGTTACTGGTAAATATGGTATTGTATGCCAAATTTGCAGTAACAAATGCAGCATTAGCTGTATTTCTTGCATATGAATCTGTACTGCTGGTATTTGCAGCATTATATGCAGCATTAGCCCTATCAAAAGCACCATTGGCAAATGAGGCTGCTGAGTTAGCAGTTACAAATGCACCGTTGGCAAATGAACCTGCTAACCTTACATCCTTCTTACTTTGATTGCCAATGTAACTAAATTCCATATTATGTTATTTCCAACAAACTTAAAATAACATCTGCTGATGAAGCATTACTTGTTGAAACTTTTAGAACATCATTGGCTCTCATTACCAATTTTTGTTCACCACCAATAGTGATTAAAGAACTGCCAGGTTCAATCTCAGCCATCTTAACCATGTAGTAGTCTGAACCACCAGAATTCAATATTACATTGGCTGTTATGGTTGTGTTTATTATGTTTGCAATTGTCATACCAATAATTGTGGTTGATACATTAGCACCAACAGTATATATGGTTGCTGGTGATGTTCCGACTGCTGCTTGTAGTTGATTTTTAAAAGTATTTGCCATTTAAATTTCCTTATCCTTTATTTATTACATCAACTAAAGGCGATAGTGAAAGCAACAATGTCGGCATTTACATCAAGTGCGGTTGTGCCCGTGTTTGCCTTATCGAAAGCTGCATTGGCATGAATGAAAGCTGCATTAGCAAACGCCGCCGTGATGTTTTGTGATGCATATGCTGCATTAGCCCTGTCAAACGCAGGACCAGGATCACTGCCGCCAGCAATTGATGCATTGATTGTGATTGTTTTTGTGGTTGTATTTGTACTGATGGTTATATTATTACCAGCAATAAAAGACAATGTGTCTGAACCACTTGTGGCCAATATTAAAGAACTGTTGGCATTGATTGTATCAAAAGAGAATTGGTTACTTATGTAAGAAGTGCCACCAGAACCATTTTTATAATACAGTTTACCATCGGCGTAGTTGAGTGCTAACTCACCATAGGATAGTCCTGATGGTGTGTTTCCCGTTGCGCCTGATTTTTTTAACTGTATTGCTGTGTTTGACATTTACTTAAAACGTTCCGCCATCTTTGACTGGGCCATTGGTACCAATTAAACTTGTTAAAGTTGTTGGTTCCACTTCTTTATTCAGCTCATCAATTTTTTTTCTTTTGGAAGGAGGTAGTTGTAAGTAATCAATTTTAGCAATTAATTCATCTATCTTATTGTTGTATTCACTCTTTTCAGTTTCATGTTTTTGAATCAAATTATTAACAGTATCTTCATTCTGTTTCAATAATGATGCAACAGTCTTTTCATTCTGTTCCGTTAACGCATTAATTTTTCCAGTATTTTCAGATGTAAGAGAATTGATTTTATTCTCAAGTTCTGAACGAACCTGATTAACCTCTTCTCTTGCTCTAATCAATTCACCTTTAAATGTTTCCACATGACCAGCTTGATTCTTAACACTATCATAATCACGAAACTTACTTGTCAATACATCAATTTCGGCACGATGTTTGTTACTTAATTCATTAACATCGTTATTTAATTTTGTTACAAGTTTTTCACTTTCCAACAATGTATTTTTCAATTCTAGAACAGTTGTACTTTCATTTGATGCATTGGTATCTTTTAGTTCCACAATCATAGATTGTAGTTCACTATTCATCAACTTTAAATTATCAATTTTCTCAGTCTGTTCTTTAACAACCTCATCAGTTATTTTTGCATTTGCTTGCATTGAGATATTTCGAACCACACAATCTGTTAATGTGCTTGTCATTGTCTCAATATAATAATTTAAATACTTCTCATTTGCCATTTCAAACTCCTATCATAAAAAAAATCTATTACATTATATAGTCAGCCTTTAGAATTGTCCTCCATCTATTGTGGATGACCAAACTGGTACACCTGCATCTGTTGTTGTAAGAATCTGATTAGACCATGTTTGATCTGATGTGCCTGCAGCAGAGGTAACTGCTAGTGCATTTGTGCCATCACCGTAAACGATACCTTTTGAAGTGAATGTAGAAGCACCAGTACCACCTTGTGCAACAGTCAGACCTGAAATGTCAGCCGCAGTTGCAGCACTTACACGGCCGTATGCATCAACAGTCAACGATGTAATTGTCTTAGCTGCACCTAATGTACCAGTCAATGTGTATGTTACGTTAGCAAGTGTAGAAATTGCACCTGTTCCGTTACCAATTAACAAACCACCTGCACTTAATGTTGATGCACCGGTACCGCCTTGTGTAACAGTTAGACCAGCAATATCTTCAGCTGTTGCTGCTGATACACGACCATAAGCATCTACTGTTAGTGAAGTGATTGCTTTAGCAGCACCTAATGTACCAGTCAATGTGTATGTTACGTTAGCAAGTTCATCCAAACCACCTGTGCCATTACCAATAACAATTTTACCTGTGGTGAAGGTAGATTTACCGGTACCACCTTGACCAACTGTTAGACCAGAAATTTGATTGAATGTGGCCGCAGTGAATCTACCATATGAATCTACTGTTACAGATGTAATGGTATTGTTTTGTGTGCCTGATGTTGGTCCGCTTTGTGTTGCAACAAAGGTTGTATTAGAAAGTTCTTTTAATGAGTTCGTGCCATCACCAACAAGAATAGAACCAGCAGTGAATGAACTTGCACCAGTACCACCGTTAGGTACTGTTAAGTCATCAGTTAGTGTTAATGATTTAATTTGTGCGGTGCCGGCAACAAATAGAGTTCCAACGTTTGCTTGAGTTGTATTAGCATATGCTGCAATTAAGTTGGACTTCAAGTTTGCTTGACGGAAGCTTGCATCCGCAACGTTAATAACGTTACCTGTTGGTTCTATGTTATAGTTGTCAAACAAATAGAAGAAACCATCACCAGCATTACGCACCAAACCTGCATGACGGTCTGCACCATTGTTGTAGTGGCCGTAGAAACCAATATCAACTGCATCAGATGTGTTGTTTTTACCAAGTGCAATCAATGAGTCTTCAACACTAAGCGTTTCAACGTTGTATACTGTAGAGTTACCTAAAATGGATACGTTACCACTGATGATAAGGTCACCATCAATGGTTTGTCTCATACTTGGTGTATTTGCACGAATGACTGTAGTGTCAACATCAATAGTTACTTGATTGTTTGTTACAGTTGATGTAAGGCCTGCACCACCAGCAATTGTAAGTGTGTCGGTTGCTAGATTAACAACATCAGCTGTACCAGAATCAGCTGCAACAGTCAATGCAGTTGAAATTGTTGACGAATTGGCAATGACCATAACACGGCCATTTGCAGCTACTTGAATTACAGGTATAACTGTTGTTCCACCATAAGTACCAGCAGTTAGACCAGCAACAGTGTTAAGTGTAGCACTCAATGTTGCATTTGCAGTACCATCATACAATTGTGCAGCAGCAGTAATATCACCACCAGTAATATCAATAAATCTGTCGGTTTCAAATTGCGTTGCAGAGTTTGCATTACCCGAGAAAGAAGTGGTACTTAATGAACCGCCGTCAGAGAAACTAAGACTTCTAACGTTTGCGTGGCCAACAGCAATGTTACCAGATGCACTACGTTGAACAAGTGTGCCTCCAGTATTTGAACTGGTTGCACTATCTATAGTTGAGGTGTAATATTGCCCACCAATATTAAGAACACCTGTACCAGCAGGTGATCCAATAAACATGGTATTTGATGCATATGAGTATGCTATCTCACCAGCTGCCAGGTTGGCCGGCATGCCTGTGGTAAGGGAACGTCTAATTCTTAGTGCTGTATTTGCCATTATTATTATCCTTGTTGTTAATTGGATTTAAATCCTATGATCTATTTATTAAAACGTGCCACCGTCAAAATCGCTAACCGTATTTAAAATAACATTACTGATATATTCTGATCCACCAATGCTAATAATATTGTTGGTCCACAATTGACTTTGCACATTTAATGTGGAACTACCAATAAAAAGTGTATTGGAAAGAAAGGAATAAGCTAATTCTCCGTCTGCTAGATTGCCAGGTGCGGTGTTCGCATATGAACGGAGAATTTGTATTGATGTATTTGCCATTTAAAAGAAACCGGAATCAGCACCCTGGAAAGCCAAATACGTTACTGAGTTTGCTATTGCGGCCTGAATTGCTTGTTCTGGAATTACACCAGCAACAGTCTGAACAGGTACAAAACCACCAATCGGAGATACAACAATAGCGATTGGATTTGGTTGTGTTTCAGTTGGACGTGCAGCAAAAGATATTGCACCAGAAACTTCATCAGCTTTAATTACTGTACCATCCAAGTCAATTGTGTTACCACTTAGAAATAGACTTCGGAATTTATTTGTTCTACTACCAAGGTCAAATGTTCTTGACTGTGTTGGTAATAGATTTCCATGTACAGGAGTATCGGTACCAAGGCCTTTGGCAGAAAATGTTTTGGTTTGTGAATTGTATACAATCACATCACCCGTGTTTGCACCAACTAAACTAAGGTCAGTTAAACTCCTAAGTGTTTTGGTACCATAGGATAACGTCTGTACTTTAGTTTTCTGGCCTTCAACTCTAACTTTTATAGTTGCTGGTTGTGTAACAGTTACGGTCGCCATTTTATTCCTTTAAAATACTGTAACTTGAGGTAAAACGTTCACAACTCCCTCTAAAACACGTATTACTGTGTTTGAAGAATCTTTGATAACCACATCATACACATAACGACCAGCAGAAATGTTTGCGGTGTTTGCATATGGTAAAGTTAAAAGTATAACACCTTCTGTTGGATCATTAACTTGTACCACAAAGTTTGCAGTTGTGCTACTAGAATAGTATGATTTTTTCATGGCAGCTTTTACTTCGCTACCAGTTAAAACAAAAGGTGAACCATCAGCCTGGTCCAAAGAAATGGATGTACTAAAGTTTGAACCTTGTTCTAGAAATAATTCTTGGTAACCAGCTGGCATTGTTTAACCCCTTTTGGAGGTATTTATACTGAAAGTAAATTCGCTTTTTGGACTTTTGGAGCTGTCGGAGAAAATTCTCGGGCCGGAACGCAAAAATTCGAAATTTAGTAAGTTCCAATAGCAATATAGTTCAACACATAAGTGAATGTGCTGCCATTACTTGACCGAATAAGTACTGAAAGTGAACTTGCACTTTTTGCAGTTAATCTTTCCACAAAATAAGCACCACCATCAGCGGTAGACGGATAGATGTTATAAAGAACTTGATAAAGTGTTGACATGCCATTGCCTGATGCATAAGATGCAGTCACAGTTCCGCCGGTTGAACCTCCTATTGAAGCAGTTGTCGAACCCCATACTATTACTATATTTCCTGGTAACTTTATGTAACCATTAGCATTTAAAGATTTTAGAAAACTGGAAGCAGTTAAAAACCCTGAGTCGTTACTAAATGAACTTACATTTGTTGGTGTACTAGATATTTCTGAATATGCATATGATGGCTTTGTTGCTGCTTTTGCCCATGCATACACATCAGATGCTGGTAATGTGGTTGGTATGGCTGGTGTACTACTTATCTCCGAATATGCATATGATGGCTTTGTTGCAGTCTTGGCCCATGCGTATACATCAGAAGCTGGTAATGAAGCTGGTATGGTTGGTATCGTAGGTCTTCCAGACAAATCTCCGTATGCTCCAGATGTTGCAACAGTTGCTAAACCAGAAACTGCACCAACACCAATTGCAATGTTAGTTGCAGTTACACCCGTAACTCTACCTTTTGCATCTACCGCAATTCTTGGAACTACTGATGCTGATCCGAATGTACCAGTATTAACACCAGCATTACTTAATCTTGCATCAGGTAATGTACCTGAACCGATATTAGTAGCATTTGTAGTATCTGTGGTTGCTGAGGCTGCAAATGTCGGGTAACTAGTAATTTGCGAGGTTGCAATTTGTATTGCAACGTTTGAAATACCAGTAATTCTACCTTTTGCATCAACAACAACTTGACTTACACTTGAAGCGGTACCATATGTTCTTGCAACGACACCAGAGTCTGCCAATCTTGCTGTAGCTAATGTGCCTGAACCGATATTATCAGCATTTGTAGTGTCTGTGGTTGCCGAGGTTGCTAAACCAGAAACTGCACTAGAAGCAATTGCAATTGTAACGTTGGCTGCTGATTTAATTCTACCTTTTGCATCAGTAACAATTGCAACAGTCTTGGTTGCATCACCATAATAGTTTGCAGCAGTCAAATCCGCCTGAGCAGGCAATCTTGCATCAGCCAGTGTGCCACTACCAATTTGACTTGTGGCTATACTAATAGAAGTATTGGTGACACCAGTAATTCTACCTTGTGGATCAACAACTATAACTGGTATTGATGCAGCAGTACCATGTGTGGCTGCTACAACAGTTGTATTTTCTAGAACTGATGGCGTAATCTTTGTTGTCATTTAATTTGTCCCTTTAATGTTTCCACTTCAGCTTTCAATTCTTTAATACCTTCAATTAATAATGGAATCAATTTTTCATATCGCACTGTTAAATAATTTTCATCAATTGGTGCAGGTACAACGACTTCACAATCAGGTAGTTGTTTTTGTACTTGTTGTGCCGATACACCTATTTGACGGCGTTTTTTATATCCCAATGATTCTGCCAATTCATTTTCTTCATAATAGAATCCAGTTAGTTGGTCTATTTTGTCAAGTGCATTTTCAATATTACCAAGTTTGGTTTTTAATCTGTCATCAGAGTAATAAGCAGTAATGTTATTGGTTGCACGAATTTCTCCGGCTGTTGTTGACGCCGCAGTACCAATACCTAATGAATTGAACTGTGAGTTTTGACTTGTGCTAGTGAATGTACCCGCACTGCCAGCACTGCCAGCACTGGCAGCATAGTTTACTGAGAAGTTTGATGGATTATAAACATACATGTTTACACCATCAGTACCGCCCCATAACCAAGTTGGTTGACCAGATTGACCAGACCAATAGAAATTTAAATCACCACCATCACTGCGTCTTGGGTATGCTCTTCCTGCTGTGGTTGCATAACTTACTGATTTGGTTGAATCTGCTGTATTATCTACACTACCCAAACCAACTTCAGCTTTGGTATATGATGGCTTCGTTGCGGCTTTTGCCCATGTATACACATCAGAAGCTGGTGCTGAACCTGCTGAACCTGCTGTGTCTGCATATTGAACTCTTAAATAAGATGTTTGATATGATGTGACGTTTGCAAATGTACCAGTACTATTCGAAGCCATGACATAAACTGGAGTTGCCGCAATTTTATCATGTGTAGAGGAAACTATAGTTTTTATAATAGTATTTCCTGTTGAATCGGTTCGTACAAGTTTGTTAGCTTCAGCGTTTGTGTGAATCGTGTTTATTCCTAAACTACCAACTGTACCAGCATTACCATCAATAGATACACCATTCAATGTGTGTGATCCGCCCGATGCACGATTGAGTGGAATAGAAGTTGTGCCAATAAAGACGGATGAATTTTCTAGTATTGTACTACTAATTGTGCCACCAGATAACTTACTTGCACTAATACTTGATATCCAACTTGGATTTGTATAAGTTCCTGTTGAAACTAATCCATTTGTTACTGTACCCGCATTTCCTGTTATACTATGTGAGAATGTATAAGAAGAATTTGCAAGGCTATTAACAAAAGATGTTGTTGCAAATGATGAGTTTGATGTAGCCGTTGGCATCGTTAAACCAATAACATCGCCTGTAAATGTGCCGCCAGTTTTTGGCATCTTACCAGATTCTAAACCGTCAATTGCGCTTTGGATTGTGCCTGCTGAAAGAGCACCTGTTCCAGGTCCGTATACGATATTGTTTGCAAAATATTCATATACTGCATAACCATCTACTTCGACCAATATCTTGTCATTAAGAACTGGTGCAACAGTCATTGTCACTCTAGATGTACCAGAATTTAAACTATATTCAGATTCTAATTGACGAACACCATTAATATACACTCTAACTTGGTTGGCCTGACTGAATGTTGGTGTTGTATAAATTGTTGTTGTACCATCACCAGTATAAGATAATCTATTAGATGTAATTCTAGTACCAGGTTGTGTACCTGCACCACCTGCACCAGCAGCAGTCCAATAAAAACCTGTACCAGTAGTTGCAAGAACATAACCTGAAGTTGGGTTTGGTGTGGCAGTTGCGGCCGCAACCAGTGTATTGAAAGCTGATGAAGCTGATGTTGAACCAGTACCACCAGATGATATTGGCAATGGAGCTCCAGGTAATGTCAATGAAGAAAATGACGGAGTTGCAGTAGTCCGCAAATCTTGTGATGTGCTGATTGCTAAGGTGTTTGCAGCAGTTGCATAAATTTGTACACCGTTATTAGATGTGAATGTCAATGATGCATCAGTTGGTGATATTGAACCTGTTGTTCCTTTAATCTCAGATGTTGCAGCATTAGCCTTTGAAAAAGCCGCATTAGCTTTTGCATGTGCTGGTTCAATTTGTGGTCCAACATTGTTTGCTGCAGCGAAAGAAGCATTTGCATGTGCAAAACCAGCATTTGCAAATACTGCTGTAATGTTTTGTGACAAATAAGATGAATTGGCTCTAACAAATGCACCGTTAGCAAATGAATCAGAAGAATCTACTCTTGCTTTTAAGAAAGTATTCGCTGTTTGTATTGCATCGTTTAATGTGTTTGCCGCTGTGGCTGATGCGGCCAACACTGAACTTACTGTTGTTGTTGAACCAGTGAGTTGTTGTTCGGTAATAATTCTATAATATGTTCCATCACTAACGTCATTTAGATCAAAATAATTATCTGTTTCATTCCAACGAATAGATGCATTCGATGCAACACCATTTGCCGCACCATTAGCTGTTCTGAAAACACTAAATTTTGATGTTTGATTTGGTGTTCCTTGACTTATAATAAATTCATTTGAATTAAATACTGTTCTTCCATTAAGTGTGAAGTTGCCAGCAATACTCAAACCACCTTCACCAACCTGTAGGTTATAAACTCTTGCTTCAGCATCTTCAGCATCAATTAATTCTGAAACTCTGACATTTGGTGTGAAAACATCAGAATTTGCTCTTATTGTATTTGCCGTTACTGTATGGGTCGACCAAACATTTACTGTATTAATTCTAGTATTTGCTACTAACAAATCTGTATGTGTCGTACCAGTAACCGACATGGTTCTAGTGTTAGCCGCAGAATTGGCCTGTAACACATCCGTATGTGTGGTACCAGTAACTGTCATTGTTTCGGTGTTGGCTAATGTATTAGCCTGTAACACATTGGTATGTGTCGTACCAGTAACAGACATTGTTCTAGTATTGGCTGCACTATTAGCCTGTAACACATTGGTATGTGTAGTACCAGTAACAGACATTGTTCTAGTATTAGCAGCTGAATTGGCTTGTAACACATCAGTATGCGTTACACCAGTAACAGACATTGTTCTAGTATTAGCAGCTGAATTGGCCTGTAATACCTCAGTGTGTGAAGTACTAAACACTGATAATGTGGTTGTATTGACCGCACTATTAGCTTCTAATATATTAACAAATGCAGTTTCGGATACAGAAAGTGTTTGTGTATTTGCTTGTGTATTGGCTTGTAATTTATCAGTAAATGTTGTTCCAGTAATAGAAGCTGTTGTTGTATTAACTGTTGCATTGGCCTGAACATTATTCGCATACAAAGTCCAAACTATACTTGCATTTGATGTGTTTGTTGAAGTATTGGCTTGCAAGAAATTTGTATAAGTTGTATGTACAACAGATGCATTGGATGTGTTTACTGAAACATGCGCTTGCACAGCATTTGCTGATACTGTCCAAACTATATTTGCATTTGATGTATTTGTGGAATTGTTTGCTTGCAGCACATTTGTCCAAGTAGTACCTGTTACAGAAGCGGATGTAGTGCTAATCTGATTATTTGAATGTAGTGCTGCTGTTAATATGTTTGTATTGGATTGTAGATAGTTGGTAAAAACGGAACTATTTGCAACAGCTATACCAGTCAAAGTGCTAGTGTTTGCTTGCAATTTATCAGTAAACAATGTATTGTATATTGAAGCGTATGATGTATTAACAGTATTATTTGCTTGTAGTGTTCTTGTGATGGTTGCATATGATATTGCAACATTACCACCAATTATAGCATTGTTTGAAACTAATAGTGCATTACCTGTACCTAAAACTTCCAAAGTTTTACCAACATTTGCATTACCTGTTGTTGCAAGACTTAAATTTACGTTTGTAAAATATCCTTGACCCTGAACATCTAAATTGTTTTGAATTGATGCAGAAGAACCTATGCCTTGAACAGAGAATACTTTCTGTATAATAACATTACCGTTTGATTGTAAGGCTGTTTGTGAACTTTCTGAAAGATATAAAGTTCCAGAATCTTTGACATAATTTTCTTTGGCAATAATGTTATTTTCTATAACTAAATTGTTGGTCGCAACCATCCAATCACCAAATGTATTGGCATAACTTAATGAGGATACTGTATTAGCCATTTTAACCTTTTTCTAATAGTTTTAATAACAAACTTTTTATTTCCGTTATATCTTCTCTGAGTTCTTTAACCTCAGACTTAACATTATTTATTTCGTTTTTTTGAGACTCTAATGCCCGGCGCTTATTCAAATACTCATCTAAACCATTTTTATCTTGATTTATAATTGCACCGCTTCTGGTATCTCTCACCAATTTTGTACCTTCAACTTTCAAATATGTCATAATCAACCAATTGAACTATTGATGTTTGAAGGCAATGCAATACATCTCATGTCTGTTAAATGTGGAACTATAGTCTTATCTGTGGTCACCAAAACGATCTTGATTGCAAATTGATTGAACGAATTGTATGTTTGGCCATTAGTTGAGGTATAAGAAACATAACCTTGATCTACACCCAAACTTCCTGGCGCAAAAGTATATTCATGTAGATCATTTCTAAATTTAGAATATAATGTATCCGAACTTCTAGTTTTTGTCATCAACTTCCAAGAACCGTCAGCAAAACCTTGAGTATCATTTCTATTCAAAATTTTGTAATATACTAATATATCTGTTCCATTTGGACGATAAGCAGTCAAATAAACATTCAAATCACCAGAATCGAATCCTGCATCCAATACAACCTTCTTGGTTATATATCTTGTTGCAGCAGGACCACCATTAACAGAAGTTTCACCTGTTATGATTGCAGATGCACCAGCAGCAGAACCACCAGATACATTAATTGAAACAGTTGGTGTTTCAATATAGCCAGAACCAACATCAGTTAGATAAATGGAAGTTATGACACCATTCACAATAGTTTGTGATGCATAAGCTTGCATACCATTTTTACCTGTTGGTGGAGAAACGGTAACTGTTGTGTTGCCTGTAGCGTAACTGGTTCCACCAGAAACAATTGATATTAAACTGTTTGACAGAGGGCAATTGTTGATATCATACTGCACCGTAAATACAGTTGTTCCAGCATCAGAAATAACTGGAGAAACAGCATTGTCTTGTGAATATAGTTGACCATACAATGAGAAAGATGTTTCTGAATTTGCGAATAACACCCTTTCACCTTGATTATCATCCAAATGTATATGGTCATACATTGTTGTGCCATATTTACCTGGATTTATACCAACCTGGCCAGCAGAAGTTCCGTTTTGCAATGTTGCATCATAATTATAATTAATTGAGGTTGATGATGGTACAAAATCAGTTGTTGATATGTTAAATGCATCTACCAATATATCAGAATTTGATGTTGTTAAAATCAAATCTGTCATTGTATTTGCATTTTTATAATAATCTATTTCAGAATCAACCAAAGTTCTTTGTGGCAACTTTTTAGGTATAACCATTCTGATTGATGGTGTAACAGCAGTGTTAAACACACAACGTTCAATTGTAAACATTAGATTTTGGTTTTGATCTGCTTCCCATGTTTGTGAATTCTGAGAAAGGAATAAACCACCAACATAATGTGCAGCAGATATTTTTGTAATTGAACTTGGATATGGATCAGTCGGAAGATTTTTTACCGTTGACGGTAATGCTTCTTCATTGTTTGATGCGGTCCACAATGTATATTCATTTGACGAAGATTTTACCATAAACGCATACAACACACCAGATTGAACATAAACTGGTGAACTAAATGTGAATTCTGTGTATGCGTTTGTATCCAAGTATTGTGGTGTAGAAGAAACTCTAACTTTAGTTGGATCCAAAGTGGCCACCGCATGATCCAATGTTACTCCGTTTGGATAACCATTCAGTGTACCAACAATTGAAAGTGTTATTGGTGAACCATCATTTGTTGATGTTGGTTTTGATGCAAAGAACACTCTGATTGTTGATATAAAAGCACCATTTGGAAAGTTTGTTGGGTCAATCTGGAAAGTTTGAGCAACAGGATCACCTGTCCAAGGCGGCGGTGGTTCCAAATCTGTAACTATTCTTCTTGATTGTACTTCTGATGTATTGGTTGTATAAGAAGAATCTTTATACAATGTTTGTCTGAAAGTATCTTTTGCTCCAGATGGTGATGCACCAAAATCAATATTTTGTTTATTGACTTGTAGTCCTTCTGCATAGAAGGTACCTTCTGCATATGTTGATACTGTAGCAGCATTATTGTTAATGCGATTGTCTAAACGGAAGACTTTTTGGCCAGTATGGAAACTGTTTGCTGGTACCGTAAACACACCAAAGAAATCACCACGTTCATTAGTTTCAATTGAACCTGTAGTTGAACCAATGGAATATGTTTCTTTATCTGGTAAACCAACAACTGAAGCCACTGTTATAGGTGTTGCAAGTGTTGCAACCTTTGTTGATCCAACATAATCTGAAATCACAGCTGACTGACCAGCACCTGTACCAGATGTTATATAAATCGTTAAACCATTGTAAAAATCATTTACACTTGATGCTAATGGTGATAATTGTATTGATGTAAGAGATGTTGAATCTTTCAATGTACCACTATAGTGTTCACTGGAGTTGTTAAATTGTGTTGCAACAACACTGCCAGAAGCAGTAGATGATTGGTAAACACCTGATGCATTAAAGAAACCGTTTTGTAACGCTAAACTGTTATTGTATGTTGTTGTCTTAAAATCGTTTGAAACATACAAACGCATCTTTGTTGTGTCAGTATAATTATATACACCAACAATTTTAGCTGTAGGTGTAAATGTTCCAGATGAAAAATATCCAATAATTTCACCTGCTTTAAAGGTGCCAGTCACTGATTCCACTTCAATTGTGTTTAATTTGCGAACATAAGCATTAACATTTATATTGTCAAAGAATGCATTTAGTTTTGTTTTAATCAACAAACCAGAAGCTATAATTGTAATTTGTTGTGGTTTGATCCATGGAAGAATACTAATGTCATTTATGTAACCATTGTTCAATGCATACGTGTTATCTATTTTATTGTATGGTCCAACTACATTGCTTTGCTGTTCTTTAAACTTTGTAATGTAAGTTGAAGAAAGTGTGGAATTCTGTATTGTTGTTTGTTGCAATCCAGTTGTTCCGCCAGTCCATCCAACAGAATTTGAAATGGTTGCCCAAGGACTAGATGTTTGCGATTGTAGGCTTGTTGCTGATGTTCCAGGAACTGTTTGCCAATCACCAAAAGCCAATGTGTTGTTGACATTTCCTCTTTGATACACTTGTAAATTAGGATCAACAACCAATAGGGCTGGTGAATATGTTGTGTCTACCCAAGTGTCCATGTTTGGAGACAATGCTAAATTGCCCTTTGCAAAAGGAGTATTGAATGGGTTTACATTGGTCGTTCTACTTGCCAATTTTTGTGAAACAAGATTGGTTGTAGTATATGGTAGTGTAAAATAATTCACTGAACCATCTCTAGTAACATTGTAATTCAACGCAGCAATAGATGCTGTTGTTGGTGAATTCATGTTATAGACCATTGCCAAATTCTTCAATGGGAAATTCTTAACAATTTGGCCAGCAGTCATTTGTCTGGTTCTTCTGTTAATGTTTGCATTAAAGTCTGTAACACCGGCATCCGATGCTGAAAAACCAGAGAAATCATCCACCATAATACCATTTTTGAATCTGTTTAATCCATATGCATCTGAAATTTGCAAAGAATTTGCATTCTGTTCAAGTGAATTTAAGGATGTGTAATATTCAACACGGTTAATTCTTGTGTCAAGCCCTGCAATATCAGCCATTGTGTAACGGCGGTGTTGTACCTTATCAATAGACAAATCTGGTAGTTTACCTGGTGGAACTTCTGTGGTTATATAACCAGTATATGGATTATGTGTGATATTTGCTATCGTCAATGAAGAATCTGGTTCATTAGGTAAAATTGGATTAATGGAATATGAACCTTCAATTATTTGTAGACTTCTATCTTTGGTTAAAATTAATTTATCTTTACGACCAAGATAATGTTCATAGTCACAAATGAAACTTGAAGAATCTACAGGTAATAGTGAACCAAATCTTGTGTCTGATGGATTAGAAAAACGGAAAATAAAATTTGATTGAGCATTTACTCTAGATGGTCTAAAATCTAAACAATCTCTTAATGAATATGTTGTTCCATTTTTACTTGTGTAATTTGGAATTTCTCTGTAATTTTCTGGTGCATTTGAAGCGTCCACGTATGACATTTTACTAAAGTATCCGTCACCACCAGAATGTTTGTAGTAATCAACATAAACGTGTAAATGTCCGGCCGGTTTAGGTGCACCAGGTTTTAAAGTAATCGAAGCGTGGTCATAATAACCATCTTTTTGACCATTATCAAATATATAATTATTCGTAACATTATATGTTGAATCAGTATACATTGCTGTTGTAGGTAATGTATAATTATTTTTAGTGTCGATAATTTTTACAACACGTTTCACATCAGACAAATACAGTGATTGTTTTGTTCCGGGTGGTTGAACACCTGGCGCTTGTATAAAAACTTGACCACTAGAAGTTCCACCATCATCAACATATGTGTAGGTATCAACTTGTGTTCCATCAGTTACAATTGTATTAGCATTTGCTGTAACCAAATTTTTAATTTTCAAAATCAAACTGGAATTCGTTGCAACAGGTACAAAAACTTTGTAAATAATGGTTGCTGTAAATCCAGATAAATCACTTGTCAATGTTTTTAATGTTGCAACAGACAAATTACTATTCACATCAATTGTTCTACCAGATATTGTCCATGGAACAATATCACCAACAGCAAATTTTGAATTTGAACCTTTACTGGTTACAATAATTGTGAAATTTTCTTCAACCAAATCCGAAGTAAGTGTAGTACCACCTTCACCTAAATGTTTAATTACATTCAAGTAACTTCCAGTTAATGGCAGTGTTGCAGATAAATCACCACCAGAAGCACCAAAAACAACACCTCGACTTTCTATGTATGTTGTATATGATGCATCAGTAATTGATTTAACATGTGGTAAACCTAACGTGAAAATTAATTCAGGTTTATTTGGATTTTCGAAAACTGCATCTCCGCTGGCCAAATTGCCTTGTTTTCCTGTATTGTCGATCTTAGCTTTACCGTATATTGTGTAATCACTACCGATTTGTAATAAGGATTCCACATCAGCTGTATTAAAATTTAGTGCAAAAGTTGATGTGTTATCGGGTGTGACACTCCATGATCTATTTACGGTTGCAGTTCTTGTTGAACCAACATATCCTATAATAGTTCTTGTTTCACCAGCATTTGTTCCAGAAGTAATTGAAATGTCAACACCAATATATGCATCATTAACTGTAGATGTTTTACCATTAGTTGCGGGTAACACTACTGTATTTGCACCTGCACTTACAACCGTTCCCGTCAAAGATTGGTTTTGAAGATCATTTACAAAAGCTTTGTAAATATATGTGTTTGCATCAGAATTGTCTGGGCTGCTTTGGAAATCCAATCCACGAATATAACCTCTGGCCACAAGTGTAGAATTATATGTTGTTGCGTTTGCTGTATAAACGTCACTTGATGCAACACAATGGAAATCCACTGTATTTGCTGTAGTTATCTCAAACGCTCTTGCATTTGCACCAACAACATTTGCAACCGTAAAATAACTACCGTAATTTATAATAGTATTGTCGTTGTTTATAGAGGAGTTTGATCTCGCACGATTAGATGACAAATTAACAGGTGAAGGATTCTCTACACGATAACCATGCACATACGCAAGGCCTTTACCAACACCCATTATGTACTTGTCCTCATCATCAGGATCAACCTTTGGTGTTAAAGTGAAATCATTTACAATGTAATCACCATTTGTTTCATAGTCACGTTTTGCAAAATAATCATCAATTGCTGCATAGACTGATCCATTAACCATTTTGAAAACATTACCTTCTTCAATACGAAGTAATTCAATGAAGAATTGGTCATCACCAAAATATAATGGTTTTGTTGTAAGTTCCAGACTAATCACGTATCTGTCTGCACCTGGCGCTTGGTAGTTTGATGCGCCAACCGCAGGATCTAACAACGATGCATCATTTGCAAAGTCATAAATTGTTTCGGTAATTTCCAGACCAACCCTTCTTGATGGTGTGCTGTCATACTTACTTAAAACGATTGTTGTTGGTTCAATCTGTACAAAATTGCCAAGTACATAGAAAACACCTTTGGCAATAGAGACTACAGAAGATTGGCCGGTTGAATTGTTTGTGATTGCTTGACATGCTTTATTTGAATTTACATCATATATGATATCATTATTGGTAAATTGTGTGCCTGATTTATATACAACAATCAATGTTGGTGGATCACCTTCACCTGCGGTACCTGTTGCTTGTGCAACAGCAACAACTTTTGCTTTAATTGTACCTGTTGAATTTGTTATAAGCAATCCATTAAATTCAGAAACATCAATTGTTGCACCATTGTATGTGCTTTGTAACTTAATATAAAAACAACTGAAATTGGTTGTAATCTGCCCACCAGTTACGGGAGAATTCTCTTTAAATATGTTATTGGCAAACTTTGTAATCTGATCTTGTAGAATCGTTTGCGCCTGTGTTAATTCTCTGGCCTGTACTGCCTTACCTGGTTTGAATAAGATTCGATGAAAGTTTTTTGTATCATCGAAATCATCATAGTAAGGATCAACGTTAAAATTTAGAGCCATTTTTTTCCCTTAGAAACCTAATACAAATTTGAGTTGTTCTATTCCGTCATCACTTCTTTGAACACCTGTTCTATTTTCAATATAAGCCAAATGACCAGAATATATTGCAAAATTTGGAAGATTGTATGATAGTACAGTTCTTGTTGACTTTGATGTTTGTCCAAAAATAGGACTATTAATTACTGGAACACCTCTCGTATTTATTAGCTTTAATAGATTGGTGGAAACATTAAAATATAAAACTGTTGCAGTAAATGTTGGATTATCGACAGGACCCTGGTAAATAACTTCATCCGTTGCAAATCCAATATCCGAACCAGCTGCAACAATAATGTCTGTTGTTGTACTATACACAACACCATTTGCATATGCTGGATTATATTGCTTTGTCGTTGGATTGACTATCAATCCCAATTGGTGAAAGTCAATGTCTGTAGGTAATAGACCACCTTCTGTTCCCTCAAACTCACAAGTCATCATTACATGAGCACAACCTAATTCAGAAAATGGATCAAAGCCGTGGCCGCCAACAGGTGATGTTGATGCCGCCAGTACACAACCATTACCAAAACCAGATTCCACTGCGACACTCACATAAGAATAGTTGCTGCCTGGATTAGTAACAATAACATCGTGAATGACACCGTTCTGTACATTTGCCGTAGCTGTCGCACCAGTTCCATCACCAGTTATGACCACTTGCACCACGGAGTTACCAGGATCATATCCTGAGCCACCTTCACTTACATTAATAACATCTATACTACCTGCGCCGGCCGTTGTGACCAATGGGTTTGGAGTGTTTGATCCAACTGCAACTGGCATCCATTCTTTGTCCATAAACTTGAGTTTAAGCCCGGTGTCAATGGTGTACATAAACTTCCATTTATAACCGTCTGCACCTTGAAACAATTTGTTTGCGGTATAAGTGCCTGGTTCGAAGTATGGTTCTACTGTTGATGGTTCGTCATTATTGTTCCACAAACACTTAAAAACCTGGTCATATTTGTTTTTCACATAAAATATGTAAGTTATATAACCATTTTGATCTTTTGCAAACATATCTCCATCATCTAGAAAACAATTATACGAAACACCTGAAGTCCAATCTATGCGTTGTATGACTGGTGATATATCATTTGTTTTTATTTTCTTAACAATAAAGATATTCCTATACACTTCTTTGAGTGCTTTCAAATGAGTTTCAGGAACAGGGGGATTTATATTATCATTCCATGGTAATGGTTTTGCTAGAAAACAATACATTACATTGATTGGCTCAGTTAGATATGGCGGCACCACGGCCACCGGTGCATAATACATCAGTTCTATCTGAGAAAGCTTTGAACCGTTTGTGAGTATATTTTTATTTGTCATGATTTATTTATCTGTCATTATGAACTATAGGTGAAATATATGCCTGCTGTGTTAGCAATATTAATATTACCAATCATTGCTCCTGGATGAGCAGAACAACGATACTTGTAATTGCCAACAGATGTGTGTGGAATTCTCCATAATAATAATCCACTTGTTTTACCTTGTGCGGCTGATTCATAAGAAATTGTTCCTGTAGGTGAAATGTGAACTAATCCTGTGTCGAAATCAGCACTATTATCACCTGTTCTAATATGAAATGGATGAGATGCAGAAAGTGGATTTAGATTAAATCCTAAAGTTGTAGCACTAAAAGTTGATATATTAGGATTGTTTAATCCTGTATATTGAGAAAAAATATAAGCTGTGGTTCCACTTGCAGATACATCCAACACAGTCGTAGCACTAAATGTTAATGATATATTTGAAGTAGTATTCGCAAAGTTAAAGGCTGCTTGTGCATTTATTGCTGCTGTGTTAGATTTATCGAAAGCACCATTAGCAAAAGATGCTGTTGTATTTTGAGATGTATAAGATGCATTAGCAGTTATAAATGCTCCGTTGGCAAAAGATGCACCAGAATTGGCTGTTACAAAAGCTGCATTAGCAAACGATGCACCAGAATTGGCTGTGTCGTAAGAATTGTTTGCCTGAGTTCTTACCCATGCATCTATAACACCTGTATTTGCTTGAGCATAAGCTGCATTAGCATGTGCAAAAGCACCATTAGCAAAAAATGCTGTTGTATTCTGTGATGCATAAGATGCATTAGCAGTTATAAATGATCCGTTGGCAAAAGATGCTGTTGTATTCTGTGATGCATATGATGCATTGGCTGTTATAAAAGCTGCATTAGCAAACTCAGCTGTAGTATTTTGAGATGTATAAGATGCATTAGCAGTTACAAAAGCTGCATTAGCAAACGATGCACCAGAGTTGGCTGTTACAAAAGCTGCATTAGCAAAAGATGCTGTTGTATTTTGTGATGTATAAGATGCATTAGCAGTTACAAAAGCTGCATTAGCAAACTCAGCTGTAGTATTTTGTGATGCATATGATGCATTAGCAGTTATAAATGATCCATTAGCAAAAGATGCTGTAGTATTTTGAGATGTATAAGATGCATTAGCAGTTATAAATGCTCCGTTAGCAAAAGATGCTGTAGTATTTTGTGATGCATATGATGCATTGGCAGTTATAAATGATCCGTTAGCAAACTCAGCTGTAGTATTTTGAGATGTATAAGATGCATTAGCAGTTACAAAAGCTGCATTAGCAAAAGATGCTGTTGTATTTTGAGATGTATAAGATGCATTAGCGTGAGCATACGCAGCGTTGGCAAATATGGCTGCCGAGTTTGCTCTTAATGGTAACCAAGCCGCTGAATTGCCTGTGGCCAAATCTAAGGCAGAGTATGCAATTGTAAAAGCTTCTTGTGCAATTGGTTCAACAACATCTAACCGACCTGCTTGAGTGGATGCTAGAGTGTGTGCAGAATTTGCTCTGGTCCAACCAGAGTTTGCGGATGTGAATGCTCCGTTGGCAAAATCTCCAGCTGAGTTTGCTTTATCATATGCGGATTGTGCCAAGACATTTGCTGAGTTTGCTTTGGTAAACCCAGCATTTGCAAATATGGCTGCTGAGTTAGCAACTATAAAAGAACTATTTGCAAAGGATGCACCAGAATTGGCTTGACTAAATGCAGCATTAGCAAATAATGCGGCTGAGTTTGCTTGGCCAAAAGATGCAGCGGCCGTGTTAGATTGTAGGAATGCAGCATTAGCAAATATGGCCGCAGAATTGGCAACCAAGAATGATCCATTAGCAAAAGATGCACCAGAGTTTGCCTGACCGAATGCAGCATTAGCAGTAGTAAATGCTGCATTAACAAAAGATGCGGCTGAATTGGCAACCAAGAATGCTCCGTTAGCAAAAGATGCGGCTGAATTGGATACCAAGAATGCACTATTTGCAAAAGATGCACCAGAATTGGCTTGGTCGAATGCTGCGTTAGAAAATATGGCAGCTGAATTGGCAACCAAGAATGCTCCGTTAGCAAAAGATGCGGCTGAGTTGGCTTGACCAAATGCAGCATTAGCAAATATGGCCGCAGAATTGGCTGTCGTAAAAGCACCATTAGCAAATGATGAACCAGAATTTGCAACACCATATGCACCGTTGGCTCTTGCAAATGCACCGTTGGCGAACGATTCACCTGAAGCGGCCGATGCGGTTGCAGAGGTGTTTTGTGATGTTCCATCTGCAAACTTCAATGGTTTTGCGACCAAATTCACACCATCTGTTGAAATCTTTACTTGAAGTTTGTCGGAACCTGGACCACCTGCAATGATGTTAACTGTTCTACCTGCGGTTGTTGTACCTATGATTAGGTTACCACCTGTCGATGTTGCGGTGTTACCTTGTACAAACAAATAACCATCTAGTGGTAGTATAGAAGTGAATATTGCATCAGAGCTGGTAGAACCATGTATACCCAAGTCAATATAATCTTTTTCATCCGTACCAACATCAGCGGTGATAACATGGTCAGCTGCACCAGAAGGTGTTTTATTTTGCAAGTTTGTTTGTAAGTATGCTGAACTGTTACCAACAAACTGTGCAATAACATTTGGTAGAATGATTGCGTTGTTACCAACATTCAGTGCAGTATTGGAATAGAGACTTTCAGCCAATGTTCTAGCTGTAAACTGACTGGTAACACTGGTTGAGTTATCAATACCAACCAATATTGTATTTGATGTGTTGCTATCTAAACGTGTTAGATTTGGTAATTGAGAAATTTTTACTGTTGACATTGTTTACCCCAATAGGATTGTTCTACCATCTTCTGTTATTAATGTGATATCATTTTCTGTGGCAATTTCTGGTACATATTGTACACCAATAGGACCAAATATTTTAATTTGATTTGATACTGGTGTACTATTTGCAATGAAATTTCTTTTGACTGATAGTAATG